CAGCAGCGGCTGCTCGATACTGCCAAGCGCACCTATCGCCCGCTGGCTGAGGCTCAAGAGCTTTACATCCGAACTTCGGACAGCTTGAAGTCGATGGGTTACAACACTAGCCAGGCGCTGGATGTGATGGACAGCTTCAGCTTCCTTCTGGTGACAAACTCGGCGTCCGCGGACAAAGCCAGTTCTGCTATTGATGCCTATTCAAAGGCCCTGCAGACCGGCAAGGTTGAGGCTGACGGCTGGCAATCTATTCTTGCGGCAATGCCTACAGTGGTTGACACCATCGCCAAGTCAACTGGCAAATCCGCTGAAGAGATTCGCAGCCTCGGCGCCCAGGGCAAGCTCGGTCTAGACATCCTTACCGAGGGCCTGCAGAAAGCCTCAAAAGCAAACGGCGAGCTGGCCGATAGCTTGAGTGTCGCGGTAAGAGATGCAGTGCAGAACCTGTCCAACTCATTTGGCGTTTATGTTGGGCGCTTGAATGAAGCAACAGATTTCACTGGCGCCCTCGGCAAGGCTATCAGCCTGGCCGGGGACAACTTTGAAACGATTGCCGATGTTGCGATTATGGCTGCAGTTGCCGCGCTTGCACGGTACGGTACTCTCGCGGCGACATCGGCGGCTACTGCTACTTACTCGGCCCTCAAAGACGTTGCCGCCAGAAAAGCTCAGGCTACAGCCGTGCTTCTGGTTGCACAGGCAGAGCAACAGAAAGCCCAGACGACTGTATTTCTCGCCGAGAAGGAAGCGATCGCGGCGCGCGGGACTGCTGTACAGACACAAATGTCGCTCCAGCTTGCTGAGGCAAGGCTAGTAGAGACGCGCGCCACCAACGCGGTAGCGGTAGCTCAGGTTGGCGTGAGCCGAGCAGGTGTTGGCCTGGTAGGAATGCTTGGTGGCCCGGTCGGTGTTGCTGCTCTGGCCATTGGTGCGGCAACCGCCTTCCTTACTTTGCGCAATAACACCAGTGTTCTCGAGGAAAAACTCGGGGATCTCGGCGACCCGCTGGATAAGCTCGCGGAGAAATTCAATAAGCTCAATCGTGCGACCCAATCCGTTACCCTGAGAGAGCTCAGGGCTTCCATTGCGGACACTCAGGAAGAGCTGTCTGGAGCCGCTGGCACAATCGCCTTCGAGTTCCAAAGCAGCATGACCAATGCAGGCCTGGCCGGATCTTCCGGTTTTATGGCTGGCATCGCTCCATTGTCACAAGAGCTGCAGTCGGCAATGGACCTGATGAATAGGGCTGTTGCGGATGCGTCAAAAGGGCAGGCGGTAGATTGGAAGGCGCTCGCCGACCAACTGCGCTTGATCCCTGGTGTGACAGAAGAAATGGCTCAGGCCATTGAGAACGGACAGATAAAAGTTTCCGGGCTCACCGATATCCTCGATAAACAGCGTCAAACCCTCGCCTTACTTACCGGTGAAACTGATTCGAACACCCGCGCGCAAGGCGAGAACAATGCCGCGAAGGCCGCCGCCGCTCAGGTTGGCCAGAAGTATCTAGAGCAGTTGCAAAAGCAGCTTGGCGCTGCCCAGGACAAGACCAATCTCGAAGCAGCCAACCGATTTATTTCCGAAAATACGGGTTTAACGGAAGGCATGATCGTTGCCATCCGTTCAGCGGCAGCGGCCAAGGATGCTCAAAAAGCAAAAGATGACGCTGCTACCAAGGCGCTGCGCAAGAACACCAGCGAGACCCAGTCTGCCGCCAAGCAACAGCTCAAGTCCTTCGACACCGCTGAGGAAGGCTACAAGCGCCAGATCGAACTGATCAACACCACCGGCAACAAGCAGAACGAAGCCACGGAGGTGATGAAGCTTTCCTTCGAACTCCAGGAAGGGAAGCTCGGCAAGCTGAGCGAGGCGCAGAAGAAAAAACTCCAGGGCATGGCCGCTGAGCTGGATGCGCTGAACAAGCTGAAGAAGGCCAACGAGGACGACCTGAAGCTGACGGCGTTCAAGAATGCACAGGCGCTGACTACCCAAACCACGAAGGACGGCTTTGAGCAGGAGCTGGCGGGCGTCGGGATGGGGGACAAGGCCCGCGACCGGATGCGCGCTGACCTGGCGATGCGCCAGAAGTACGCCGCTGACGTGAATGAGTTGGTCAAGCAGCGCAATAGCGGTGAGATCACGCCGGAGCTTTACCAGAACGAGACGGCAGTGCTGCAGGCCGAGCTCGACAAACGCCTTCAAGCTCAACAGGATTTCTACGACGCCACGGACGAGCAGCAAACCAACTGGATGAATGGTGTCAACGAAGCCTGGGCGAACTACGCCGATGCTGCGCGGGACTATTCGGCCCAGGCTACGGACATCACCAACACCGCCTTGAGTGAAGCAACAGGCGGGCTGGGCACGTTCTTCTCGGATGTGGCCAGCGGCGCGGAGGATGCCGGTGACGCCATGGGAGAGATGATTGGCAACTTCGCCAAATCGATGCTCAAGGCGCTGGGCGATATGGCGGCGCAATGGCTCATCTACCAGGGCGTGCAGATGCTGGTGGGTAAAACTACCCAGGCGAGTGCGGCCGGTGCACTGGGCGCAAACGCTTCAGCGATGTCTCTGACCGCAGGCCTCAATGCTTACGCATCCACGGCGGCGATCCCAATCATAGGTCCAGCGGCGGCGCCTGCCGCGATGGCTACGGCCATGGCTGTCACCGGACCACTTGCTTCGGCGGTCGGCATGACGGCTTTGGCGGGTATGGCCCACGACGGTATTGATGCGGTTCCAAAGGATGGCACCTGGTTCCTGCAAGAGGGCGAGCGGGTAACGACTGCCCAAACGAGCGCCAAGCTTGACGCTGTTCTGTCGAGGATCGATAGGGGGCTGGGCAGCGAGCAGCCGTACGCGCAGATCGGAGTGGGCAGCCTGGAGTCAGCTGGAGACGGGCGGGCCGCACTGGTTGGCGCCGATGTTCAGTCGGCACCAAGCGGCCCCACACAGATTGTCTTCAACGCACCTATCAACGTACAGGCACAACCCGGCATGAGTGACCAGGATGCGGCGCGCCAAGGGCAGGCGATGTCTGCCGGCCTTGAAACGCAGTTCGGCAAATTTCTGGACACAGAGTTGCGCCAGGGTGGCCGGCTGTGGAGGCGATAATGGCCGAAACATTTACCTTTGATGTCGAGGTGGGCACCGATGGCGATATCAGTCAGCGCACTTGGGAGAATGAGTTCGGTGACGGGATGGTTCAGGCCGGCGGCATTGGCATCAACACCAAGAGCCAGGTGTGGAATCTGGTGCACACCGGTGAGGATCTTCCGGGCGAGGAGTTGCCCGAGTTGCTGGCGTTCTTGGATCGGCATGAAGGCTACAAGGCCTTTCGCTATGCGCCGCCCGGCGAGCCGCAAGGCTGGTACCGGGCCAACGGATACAAGAAGAAAGCCCTCGGCATGAACATCTACACCGTCACGTTCACCGTGAAGCAGGTATTCAACCCCCTACCTTAACCCTCACCAAGCCCCGCCAAGTGCGGGGTTTCTTGTTTCTGGGGCCATATGAATTACAGCACCGACATCCAAAAGCTCGAGCCCGGCAACCAGATCAGGCTCTACGAGCTGGACGCTACGCGCCTGGGCGGCCTGCTCTGGCGTTTCCACGGCCACGCTCACGAAGGCGACATCATCTGGCAGGGGCAGCTGTATTCGCCGCTCCAGATCGAGGCCAAGGGCTTCGACATCCGTGGGGATGGGCGCCCAGCTTCGCCGACGCTGCAGGTGGATGATGAGCTGGGCGGTGTGCGCGGTGCGATCACTGCCCTGTGTTTCCAGTTTCGCGACTTGGCCGGCGCCCGGGTCAAGGTGATCGAAACGTTCCGCCACTTCCTGGACGCCGCCAACTTCCCCGACGGCAACCCTGACGCCAGTGACCAGGCAAAAACGAACCTGTGGTTTATCGAGCAGAAGACCGAGGCGCTACCCAGCATCTCGGTCACGTTCTCGCTATCCAGTCCCACGGACATGGAAGGCCAGATGCTGCCGGCGCAGCAGATCACCAAGCTGTGCCGGTGGGCCTGTCGTGGCGGCTACCGGCAGGAGGCCTGCGCATATACCGGCACGGCGATGTTCGACAAGAAGAATGAGCCCACCGACAACCCGGCACTGGACCGCTGCGGTGGCTGGTGGAGCAGTTGCAAGCTTCGCGGCAACACCCGCCGGTTTGGTGGATCCATGGGCGCGAGCCTGATAGCAAGTTCGAGGTAGCGATGCGCATCAATCAAAAATTGCAGGACGAGATCCGCGCTCACGC